TGGCGGCGAGCATCGCTGGGAGCAGGCTGTTGAGCTTGGCTACACAGAGGTGCCGATCGCAAACCTTGGTTTTATCGACGATCGCCGCGCGAAAGAGATCGGTGTGATCGACAACACGCGCTACGGTGCCGACGACACATTGAGTTTCGCGGATCTTCTCAAAGAAATTGGTGATCTGGACGAGCTTCAAGATTTTCTTCCCTACGGCAGCGCCGACCTCGACGCGATTTTCTCTTCTTCAGATATATCACTCGAAGAGTTGGATTTGCCTGGGAACTTGATCGAGGAAGAAGAAACCCAGCAAGAACTGCCGGCTGAAAAAGCGCAGAAGACGCACCAAGTGATGCGCTTCAAAATTCCACTTGGCGATGCCGAGCGCCTGACCGCGCTGATCGCATCAACCAAGAACGCGCACGGATACAAGGACGAAGACGACCTCACCAACGCCGGTGACGCGCTCATTCACCTTATCGCATCACAACTTCCGGCAGCCGGAGACGCTCTTGAGCGCCTGGAAGAAGCTCTCAAGGAGAACGAGGCATGACCGAAGCTGCACGCGCAATTCAGATTTGGAACGTATCGGACCTGATCCCTTATGAGGCCAACGCTAAAAAGCACCCAGAAGAGCAGGTCGCGAAACTGGCGAACCTGATCAGCAAGTTTGGCTGGACCCAGCCAATCATAGTTTGGGGTAATGGTGAGATCATCGCTGGCCACGGGCGCCGCATGGCCGCCTTGCACCTTGGTCTGGAAAAGATTCCGGTCATCGTCCGCGACGATCTGACCAAAGCCGAAGCTGATGCACTGCGTCTGGCAGATAACCGCGTGACATCCACAGATTACGACCAGGCAATGATTGGCGACGAGCTGCGCCGGCTGAACGAAGCTCTTGGTTTAGATGGCAAAGGCATCGAGCTGAGCGATCTTGGCTTTGATACCAAAGAGCTGGACTTCACACTTGCGGATATGTCCGAGATTGATGACAGCTTTTTCGTCGATGACGTATCTGAAGCCGTCGAAAACCAGAAATCCGAAAATGAAACCGTGTCGCAAGACATTGATGACAGCGCAGCGCCGATTGGTGACGCCCTGGGCTTCAAGCGCGTCACTGTCGCGCAGTCGCGCACGATCCGTGATCTGATGGGTCGTCTTGTGACGGCGACAGGGCAGGGCGGTGTCGAGGGTTTGATTATCGCCCTAGAGCGGGCGGGGAACCGCGTATGACCGACGGTAGGGTAATCTCTTTCGGCACGCGCAAGCCGCTGATCGATGAGCAAAAGCAAGCTGAAGCCGAAAAGGCGCTGGACGATGCTGCGGAGCAAGACGAGGCCGAGTTGCACTTCACGCGCATGCATGAGGTTTTGGGCAACATTGTCGGCATGAGTGACGCCGGCAAGATGAGCAGCTTTGTGTTCATGGGTCGCCACGAAAACAATGGTCCTTTTCTGACAGAATTTAGCCTCGATCCGCGCAAAATGTCCCAGTTCGACATCTACTCGTGGATTGGCGCGATCGAAATTCTCAAGCAGGAGCTGATCGATCTGGCAGCGATGGCGCCGATTATGACCGGTGATGGCACAGTCCTCGACTCTGCGTATTCCAAATACGACGGCGTTCCTATGTTTGACGAGTATGACGAATGACCGAATATACCATTTCAAAGAGCTTTACATCTTCAGTCGATCGCACTGAGCGCGTTCTGGAGATCGCCGAAGCGTTCGGCCTTGGTTTGGCTGACAAAGAGTTTGTGATCTACGACAATCTGGTCGTCGATGTGAAACCTGCCGACGTTGTCTACATCACCGGCCAGTCTGGTTCCGGCAAATCACTGCTGTTGCGCGAGCTGGCCAGCCAGATTCGTGCGCAGGGGCTCAAGGTCACAGATCTGAACGAAATCGTTCTGCCTGAGAAGCCGGTCATCGATCAGCTGGGCAAGAATACATCCGAAGCCGCAGATCTGCTTGCAAAAGCCGGGATCTCTGACGCCTGGATCTACATTCGCAAACCATCCGAGCTTTCGGACGGCCAGCGCTACCGTCTGAAACTGGCCCTGGTCATGGAAAGCGATGCAGATGTCTGGGTGGCTGACGAGTTTGGCGCCGTTCTGGACCGCACCACAGCCCGGGTTGTGGCTTTCAACATGCAAAAGGTTGCACGCCGCACGGGCAAGACCCTGATCGTCGCAACCACGCACACCGACATGATCGAAGAGCTTGCGCCTGATCTGATGGTCACGAAGCGCTTCAAGGAAAAAATCGAGATCGCAACGAAGTCAAACGCAGACGCAGGTGAGCTAGTCGAATGACGTTCATTTCGCTCTCTGACCCGTCAAATCGCTTGCTACAGTCAATCCATGACAATTCTGACGTGACTACTCACGTCGAACGCATAAACGCGCCTAGCGCGCGCTTTGCGCTGATGGATGAAATGTGGGTGGAGCGTGGCGACAAGTCCGATTGGGATCTGTTGCACGACCTGCACTACAAAGCCGAGAAGCTCCCGCTTGGTCCGCACTTCTGGAAACTGACGCTGCACGGCGAGACGATCGGTGTGCTGGTGACGGCGCTGCCAAAAGGGATGCTCCGAGAGCGGCACAAGGTTTTCCCGAACCTCAAGCCTGGCGCCGGCGAGACACGTCTGACCAACACCAACCGCTATTACTGGATCAACGACAATTTGCGCGTCGTCTCCCGCTTCGTTGTGGACACGATGTATCGCGGTATTGGCGCCGGCTACCGGATGATGAACCTGACCAGTCGCCTGGAGGGTTTGCCGTTCATGGAGATCCAATCATCAATGTCGAAGTTTAACACCTTCGGTCAATCAGCTGGGTTTCGCTTTGTGCGCCCACTGAACGCCAACAAGTTTGAAGCGGTCATGAAATTCTTCCGGCTGAACTTTACAGCCAACCCGCAAGACTTCGAGGCGATCGTATCAGAGGTCGCGCTTAAGACGCCGGCCGAGCAGGAGCGCATACTGAATTTGTGCCGAGATTTCTATCTGCGCAACTCAGCGCTGGAGAATACATCCGTCAGCGGCCGCGAGAACTCAGCACGACGTGTTGCGGCGATGGATTTGCGCACGACCGTCAAGGGTATTCAAGCGATCGGCCTGGGCTCGCCTATGTATGGCATCTGGAAGTGTCCGGATCCACTGGGCAGCCTGCCGGATCGCTTACCGTTATCTGCGTTCGACCGTCAGGGTCCGAACGAGAAGCTGAAGGTGTAACATGGCAAACCGTCCTTACCGTAGCAAGAACCAGCGCGAACTTATGGGGATCATCTTGGCCGAAGCAGGTCTGGGTAATTTTCTGAACATGACAGAGCTGCACGCCCGGATCACTTACGATTCATCTTATGGTGCTGTGCGAACATCTCTGCGTTTCTTGGAGCGTGCCGAGATGATTGAAAAGAAGAAATCCGGTGTGTTCACACTCTTGGTTCCAACACAGAAAGGATTTGACTGGTTCCGGCCTAAACAGCCGTGACATTTCGATCCTACTCTCTACTCTTTCTTTCTTTCTTAAGAGAAGTAAGAGAAGAGAGACGGATCTGAATGCACACCGGTCCTTCATCATGACAGATACTCCGGACGAAGAAGAAGAAAAGTCCACTCACAAGCTCAGCGATGACGATTGGAAAGAGGCATCCCGGCTTTATGAAGTCGAGGATCAAAACCTTGTAGACATCGCGGACAAGTTCGGCGTGTCACGGCAGGCGTTGTCGAAGCGGTTCAAAGCTTCCGGCGTTGTGCGTGGCGCAAAGAAACCTGCTGTTGGCCCCGTTACGGCTCCAGAGCCCGACCGTTTCTCGAACAAACGCGAGGAGTGGATCGAAGAAACGCGGATGGAAGGCTACAACAGCCTTCGGCAAGCTTCCATGCTGGCGCGTAAAATTGTCATCGATGCGATGAAGGCTAAAATAAAGATCGACGCCGTGGAAGATCAGATCCGGGCGGCCCAGCGGTATAGCCGCTTGCTTCAGGACAACCTGGCGGCACGGCTGACACTGCTTGATGCGGCCGGATACGTTGGCGGCGAAGATCTGCCGATGCTTCAGATCGAAGACTTGACCGACGAAGAGATCCTTCAGCACCACAAGAACACCGGCGTCTACGACGAGAGCGTCACGGTTGAGGATATGCTGCAAGAAGAGATCGAACTGGGGAACCTTGACGAATGAGTGTCATGGTTGCCCCACCGCCGACCAAGCGCATCATCAGATCGCTCAAGGTCCACAAATACCAGAAGGTCGTTATGCGATCCAAGGCGCGTTTTCGCGTCGTTGTGGCTGGTCGTCGATGGGGCAAGACGCAAGTTTCAAAGATCTCGCTGGTCATCCAGGCTGCCGCGAAACGCAATCAGCTCGTTTGGTATGTCGCTCCGACGTATCAGATGGCACGCGACATTATGTGGGACGATCTGAAGGCGTCCATTCCAGATAAGTGGATCCGGAAGATCTACGAAAACCGCATGGTCATCTATTTGATCAACGGCTCCAAGATCCACCTCAAAGGCGCCGACAAGCCAGACTCGCTCCGCGGTGTCGGTCTGAACTTCGTCGTCATCGATGAGGCGCAGGACATCAAAGAAGAAACTTGGGAGATGGTTCTTCAGCCAACCCTGGCAACTACCAACGGTCAAGCGATCTTCATCGGCACACCAAAGTCATACAACTGGCTCTATCATCGCTACATGCTGGGCAAACGCGGTGTGATGGTTGAAGACGCACGCGGCAAGATGGTCAAGAACGAATGGGAGAGCTGGCAGTTCCCGACGATCACCTCACCGTTCATTCCGGCCCGAGAAATCGTTGCACGTCGGCGCGATATGGATCCGAAGTCGTTCCGACAGGAGTTCGAGGCCAGCTTCGAGGTTATGTCCGGACGGGTTTACTACGCTTTTGACCGCACTTTGCATGTTGGCAAATACCCGTTCAACCCAAAGCTACCGATCTACATCGGTATGGACTTTAACATCGACCCGATGTCCGCAATTGTCTGCCAGGAGCAGGCAAACGGTGAAATCTGGGTCGTGGATGAGTGCGTGCTTTACGGATCGAACGTCCAGGAGATCGCGGACGAACTGGTGCGGCGCTATTACCGCTACATCAACCAGATCTCGCTTTATCCTGACCCTGCCGGCAACAACCGAAATCAGGGCAGGGGTGAGACATCGCTGGATATCCTGCGCGAAGCCGGTTTCAAATCGATCTACTTCAAGCGCAAGCACCCAGCCGTGCAAGACCGTGTCAACGCGGTCAACCGTCTGTTTCAGACAGCAGAAGGCACCGTGCGTTTGCGGATCAACGATACGTGTCGCCGGTTTATCGATAGCGCCGAGCAAACCATCTACAAGGAGAACTCAAGCGAGGTCGATAAGAGCCAGGGCAAAGAGCATGAAATGGACGCTTTTGGCTATTTGGCAGACTTCCGCCACCCGATGCGCAAGATGACAATTTTGGGTGTATCGGTTTGATCTTGCTATTCAGTAACTGCTGACTTATTCTAGGAACTGTAATTTGGAGTTATCATGGCACGAGCGGTCACTAAATCTCAAGTCGAGACGGCGCAGGACGATGGTCTGCGTGCGTTCTACGATCGCCGTCATCCTGGCTATCAGGACGCGCTTGGACATTGGAACTTCCTGGATCTGTGCTACCGCGGCGGCCGTGAATGGTTTGCGACGAACATTTGGAAGTATCACAAAGAAGGCACCAAGGAATACGCAGATCGCCTCGATCGCGCATACCGTTTCAACCACACACGCGAAGTCGTGGAGCTGGTTCACAAGTATCTCTACAAGGCTGGCGTCACTCGCAATGAGGTTGACGCGCCTGACGAGGTCAAGAAATTCTGGAAAAACGCAACCCTGAAGGGGTTAGGCGTCGATCAGATGATGCGGCAGAACTCTGTCGGCAACTCTATCGGTGGTCGGGTCGCAATCGTGATCGACAACAACATCGTAACCGAGGTCATGACGGAAAGCGGCACAGCGCGCAAGCTGAGCAAGAAAGAGTCCGAAAAGCTGGGCGGCCGTGTTTATGGCTACGTTGTGCCGGTCAAAGATATTCTTGATTACGCCTTTGACGAAGATGGCGACGGAAATCTGCTTTGGATCAAATTGCGCGAGCTGGTTCGTGATGACTCAGATCCGATAAATTCAACCGGCGAATACGTCTCGCGCGTTCGGCTTTGGACACGCACGTCATGGCAGCTCTACGAAGAGGTCGCCGACGGCAACGCAAACTCTGACAAAGCCAAGATGAATGTCAAACTGTATGACCAGGGTGATCACAACCTCGGCTTCGTGCCGGTCTACCTGTCCGATCACACAATCGGCGACGACCCGTATCACGCACCTGGGCTGATCGATGACATCGCCTATCTGGATCGCGCCGTTGCGAACTATCTCAGCTCGCTCGATGCGATCATTCAGGACCAGACATTCAGCCAGTTGGCTATTCCGGCGCAGTCGGTTCAGCAGGGCGATGATATGTTCAAAAAAGTCATGGAGATGGGAACCAAGCGGATCTTCGTCTATGACGGCGGCGCTGGCTCTTCAGCTGTGCCTGTTTACCTGAGCCCGGACCCAAAACAAGCTGGCGTGATCCTTTCGGTGATCAGCAAGATTATCAACGAGATCTACCATACAATCGGTCTCGCCGGTGAGCGCACCAAGGAAGATAACTCTGTCGGTATCGACAACTCTTCCGGTGTGGCCAAGGCGTATGACTTTGAGCGGGTGAACTCGCTGCTACTGACGAAGGCTCAGTCTTCCGAAGCGGTTGAGAACTGGATCGTGAACACTGTTTTGGCGTGGCATAAAAAGGCCCCACCAGCTGAGCCGCTGGTTGTTTACCCAACAACTTTCGACGTTATGCGCCTGATCGATGACTTGGTCACAGCGGAAGCGCTTGCAAAGGTCGAAGCACCAATTGAAGTGCGCCGTCTTCACATGCGCGGAACAGTTTCGAAACTCTTCCCGCAAATTTCGATCGAGGAGCGCAAGAAACTCGAAGCGTCCATCGACGATTGGCTCGAAGGCACAGATCAACTTCTTCCACCAACCGACTTTGGCGGGGCGCCCGTAGCGGCTCCTAACCGTCAGGGCTCGGTTACAGCAGATACAGAATAACAAGGTCGTAGCGAGAAACTGCACAACGACCTGCCACAGAGTTCGGCCAAGATACCGGCCACACCGCGAATCACGCGCACAACAGAACGCCCGAGATACTGGGCAAGGAGAAGATCATGTTTAACTACCGTAGTTCTATGGCATATGGCCAACGTCAAATCACATTCGATAAGCCAGGTGAAGGCAATCCTGGTGATGCGGCTGACGCAGCTGCAACCGAGGCGGCTGCTAAGGTCGCCGCAGATGCAGCAATCGCAAAAGCTGCCGCAGATGCAGCCGAAGCGAAAACCGCAGCCGATAAAGCCGCCGCAGATCTTGCCGCTGCCGAAGCTGCAAAGAAAGACGTTCCTCCTGCAACTGATGCGGAGAAGGCTGATCTTCTGCGCGAAGTTATGGACAAGAAGGCCAAGCTGAAAGAGGCGCAAGATGCGCTGAAGCTTTTTGATGGCATCGACCCTGTAAAGGTGCGCGAGCTGCTCAAGAAAGAAGCTGACGCCGAAGTGGCCGCTGCCGAAGCGCGCGGCGAATTTGACCGCGTCAAAGAAATGATGGCTACCGAACATACGAAGGACATGGACAAGCTTAAGGCTGACATGGAAGCGCTGCGCACAGTTGACGGCGAGAAGAACTCCCTGATCGACAAGCTCACACTGGGCAATGACTTCGGCACATCCTCGTTCATCAAAGAGAAGACGATTTTGTCCGTCGACAAAGCACGCAAGCTTTACGGCGATCACTTCGAAGTCAAAGATGGTCGCACGGTTGCGTTCGACAAGCCTGTTGGCGCAGTCAACCGCACGATGTTTGTGGATAGCTCCGGCAACGCTCTGGCGTTCGACGAGGCGATTTCGCGCATCATCAATGCAGATCCGGACAAGGATACGATGGTTCGTGTTGATGCTCTACCAGGTGGTGGCTCACGCTCCGACCCGGGCAGCAAGTTGACGCCAAAGCCGGCAGATACCGGTTTACGCGGCGCATCACGTATCGCAGCTGCGATCAAAGGCGACTTCTAAAACCTCAACGGTTTATTACGATTGCTAAAAGCGGGGGCATCTGAATGGTGTCTCCGCTATAAAATAAGCTGTTGTTTATTTTTCTTCTTGAGCTTCTGGTCCTAAGTGTGGTAAATAAGTCACAACTGACTTACTCAGATGATCTTAAGGAGACACTGATGCCACTTTTGGAAGCCGAAGCCCTAAAGCTGTCTATGGAAGACCGCCAGCGTGGCGTTATTGAAGAGATCATCGACAAAGATGAGCTTTTCGCCCTTTTCCCTTTTACACAAGCAACTGACCTGACCTACAGCTACGTCCGTGAAAAGACTGCTGCTGGTGGCGCATGGTTCTCTGCTTACGAAACTCTCGAAGAGAGCGCGTCCGAGTTCGACCCTGTGAACGTTACGCTGAAGCGTATCGCTGGTCAGGTCGACATCGACAACTTCCAAGCGGAAGTCCAATCTGGTCTGAACGATCAGGTTGCTATTCAGTTGGCGCAAAAAGCCAAAGGTATGGGTCGTCAATTCCGCGCCGCTCTGGTCAATGGCGACTCCGCTGTAGATGTCAAAACTTTTGACGGTTTGAAGAAGCTGACACCAGCCGCTCAGACACTCTACACCGGCGTAAACGGCGGTCCAGTTTCTTTCTCGATGCTCGATGAGCTGAAAGATGCCGTGAAACTTGGCGCTGATGCATTCATGATGCGTCAAGGCACATGGCGTGCAATCCGCGAACTGAACCGCGCAATGGGCGGTAACATGGCGGATCACATCATGTTGAACAACTTCGGCATGCCGGTTAAAGCGTTCGATGGCACACCTGTCATCATCAACGACTTCCTGCCTATCGACGAAGTTCGTGGCACAGAAACAGCATCAACTTCGATCTACGCACTGCGTTTGAACGAAGTCGACGGTTTCCACGGTCTCTTCGGCGGTCCTGCTGCTGGTTTCCGGATGGAAAAAGTCGGCCTGCTTGAGACCAAAGACGCGACACGCTGGCGGATGAAGTGGTATGTTGCTGCTGCTCTGAAAGCGACACATGCTGTATCCCGCCTTGGTGGT